TACTTTGTGCCAGTCGTCGATACGCTGTGCAGCGGTTTGGGTGGTGGTGCGTAACTGGTTGCCGTTTTGAGTGGCTGAACAGTGGATAACGATTTTGGTGATGGGTGAGGTGTGCATAAAAAACTCCAGTTATCAAGGATTGGTTGATAACTGGAGTGTACTGAATATAGGTGGGAACTGATTTTAAACTGGTTTAAGAGGTACTACGCAAGGCTTTGCGTCCTATACTTGCTAACATTTTCCGAGTTTCGGCATAGTCTCGTTTAAATTCTTCGATTTGTTCTGAAGCATAGCGATGTGGATTGGCATTTATATCATCAAGAATACTTTGTAATTCATCCAAATCTCGCTGTAACTTTCGTTTTTCAGCCATTTCTTCTGGTGTTGCAACGTATCTACTTGTGATTAAAGAAATCACATATACGACAAAAGGAACTAAGAAAATTAAACCAGCAGAAATAAATTCTTGTGTTACTTGTCGTTGTACATAATCTGCCGCACTGGCATCGCCCAAAGGATAGATGATCTTCGTTAATTGTGGCATTAAAGCACTAAGACTGCCTACAATGGCAACATTTCTTGTTGTGCTAACTGGTTTGGCGATCTGTTCTGACATTATTTTTGCCCCTTAGCCATTCTCAACTGACGAACAAGAGGCTCTTTCGCCAATAAATCCACGGTAACAGGTTCACCAACTAGCTTGCCATCGTGAATACGGCGGATTTCAATTTGATGGATAGGATAAAGCCATCGGCTAATATAATAGCCGATTATTCTGCCTAAGTTGCGAAAAATGGGATAGCTTGCCACTATCCCAATTACTGCAAAAATGATGTTTAACAATAGTGCTAAATTACTCATCTTCTTTCTTTAAAGGTTTGTCAGATACGATTTTTCTACCTGAACTCGCCATGTGGTTTTTCACTTTGACAATGCTATAACGCACCGTTTCTCGTTTTGCTAATGTGCGAGTGGTTACGCGTAGTATAACATTATATAAATCTCCTTTACGGAAACTGGCAATATCTTTGTTAATTTGCTGAATAAAATGCTTATCTAAGATCTCTACAGAAACGTCTGTTTTACTTCCGTAAGACATTTTCCACCCTTTTTGCGAGCCTGTAAAGCTGATTTGTGTTAAAGCAATGGTGGTATGGATTTCTTCTGTATGCGTTTCAGGGATTGGCGAGAGTTCCATTTTTTCAAAAATGGCAACATCGCTTTCGCCGAAAGAAATTGCATCTACAGGGTTAATGTCTTGAATAAATGTCACCACACCTTCTTCACTTTCAGCAAAATCGACCGTATCGGCGTTTGGTTGCTCAACAGGCTCTTCATCAATAGGGATTTGCTCTAGTAACTTAACTTTGAAAGCACTTTCCGTTTTTCCTTCTAATGGTGCGGCAATCAATTTTTGAATATTCTCTCGTACCTTTGGATTCGCCACAAGGCGAGCCACTTTTTTATCTACCGTCAGTTCTTCTCCGTCTAACACGAGTGTGGCTTCAGGCGATTTATTTGTGGAACGTATTTCTAAAATGCTCTTTCCTTTCGTCATTTTCAAGACTTCTAACACGCCTTTACTCACAACTGTAGTTGCTGCAGCTCCTGCGGCAATCCCCAAATACTTTAACACCTCAAGCGCATCTGCCGCTGCGGTTAGATTTTCTAACATAAACGGAATTTCTAAAGAGCCTGCTTGAACAGGAGCTTGAAGATAAAGTTTGACAGTTTCTTTTCTGCGATTGATGGTTTTATCCGCTCTTGAAATCAGCTCTTTCATATTCGTCACAATTTCAACTAACTGATCGGCATCAATACGGTGCTTGGCATATTCATCGTCATTGGCATCGTAAGAAATGGTAAAAAACACATTCTCGTTTTTCTTTTGTGGTTCTGCTTGTTGTTCAGTCGTCATTTGTATTCCTCGGTTCCAATCTCTTTAATTTCATTTTCCACGTGTTGCCCAGCTTTGTTAAAGACCAACGCCAAAGAACCTGCGACAAAAAACACGAAATAACCCACAGGGTGCAGGCTACCTAAATACAGCCCCAGCAAGCAAATTACAAAGCCTACGAGCGTGAATATCACTAATCTTTGGCTTTTCTTTTGCAATAAGGCTTTGCGGTGTTGTTCTTTTTCGTACCATTCTTGATAGTCAAAATACTGCTTAATCCCAAAGGTGCATTTGCCGTTGTAGCAGTATTCATTGAAGCGGTAGCTTTCGCCGCCGCACTGTGGGCAGGTAACGGTTAAATGACTATGGGGGATTGGTTCGTCTTTTTTGGCATAGTGATTATGAATTTCACCAAATTGCCCACCATGTATTTCCTTTTCAAAGTGTTGTTCCATTTATTCTTCCTTGTGATTTGTAATAATGCCAAACTGCCCCCCTTTTATCTCCCCTTCAAAATTTTGCCCGATAGCGGCACTTTCGCCACCGTAGAGCATAAATTTGCGCACAGCAGGATCGGCGTTGCGGAATTTATGCAATAAAAGTAGTTCTTCTTCATTAATCGCTGTATTAGCCTTTGTACCAAGGATTACATAAAGAATATCCACACCTATTTTTGCGATTTGAGAAAGATATTCTGCTGATGGAGAACGTTTATCACTTTCGTAGTTAAACTGAGATAATTTTGTTACTCCACCAACCGCACCTAATTGTTCCTGAATCAAACCCAGCCTTTCCCGCTCATTTTTTAAGCGTTCACCAACACTAGACATTTAAAACCTCCAGTTAAACAAATTTATATCTTGTAATTATACATTTGTATAATTATAATCTACCACATCAACAACAAACGAACCATAAACCAACAGAAAGAAGGAGGCATTTATGTTCAGCCGTTTATTGATTTATTTTTTGCGTAAACCTGCGGTAGCGAAGGTTATTCGGGAGACTGTTCATCAACAAGATTTAACAATCTCTCAAGATGAACTTGAAGCTTTGCTTGTTCGGATTTTGGAGCAGCGGTCAAGGCGAGCTTATTAACAAAATTCTGTAAATCGCTTTTGATATTCCCTGTTTCGGCAGGGCGAAGTAAAAGCGCTAATACCAGCTGATGAGCTGTAAGTTGATCTTTTAAGTATTCAATTTCGTTTTTTAATTCGGCAATTTGATTTTCCATTTTCTGTTCCTTAGCAAATAAAAATTGATTGCCATAATTTACCACAAAACAACACGGAGAAGAAATGACAAACAAGGTATTTCATCCCTTGCCGTATCCACAAACGCGAGAGAGTGCGAAGGCGTATTTTATCCGCCACGGTATTAACCGCAGTGAATGGGCAAGACATTTTGGCATTGACCAGCAAGCGATTTCCGACTTACTACGCGGACAGCTGAAAGGCACTTGGGGCGAAGCCCATAAAACGGCGGTGTTGTTGGGCTTAAAGCCTAACCCAGACCACAAAGCGGCGGCTTAATCACGCAACCTGCTCTTTAACAATTTGGAAAAAACAGCGAAAAATCTAACCGCTCTTTATTTTAGAAAACAATAGGAGAACAAGATGAAACTGTTAAACAGACTAATGAGTTACCTACTCAGAAAACAAGGTTACAAAGTAATTGACCCAATTACCCAAATTGATTTATCCACGCCAGCGTTTATGCGTGATCCGAATGCGGTGGCACGGTTGAAAGAGAAAGGATTTTTACAATGAAAGAAAAAATTAACGGCACGCAGCGTGCGTTGCGAATTTTAAAAGCCCTGAAAGGGCGAACGATGGACGGCTTAAGCAATAAGGATTTATGCGAAGCGATTGATGAAACGCCGGTAAATATCACGCGAGCCACGGCGATTTTAGAAAGTGAAGGCTTTTTGCGAAAACTTCCCACAGGCAACTGGACGCTCAGTTTTGCCCTGCTCAACTTGGCAGTGTGTTATGAGCAGGATATGCAGGCAGTGAATGAACGATTTAATGAAATGCGACACCGTGTGGCAACAGGCGGTTTTTAGGAGTAAGCGATGACAGATTTAAGATTAAGTGAACAGCAAGATGCGGTGGCGTTAGCCGCAAAAGCAATGACCCAAGATATTGCAGAAGCCCACGAAGCTATGGGTATGGTTAGAGCGTTTGGCTTTGTAAACAAACTGCTGACCGTCGGCACTCTTAAAGTTATGAGAGAAGTTAAAGAAGCCAAGAAATACAAAGGGTTAGTAACCTACATTGACGGAGAACTGACGACGGTCGGCAGTTGGGAAGAGTTTTGTAAAGCTTGTGGATTAACTAGACAAAAAGTTGATGAAGATTTGCAAAACCTTTCTAAATTCGGAGAAGAATTTTTAGAAACTAGCCAACGCCTCGGCTTAGGCTACCGCGAAATGCGAAAACTCCGCCAGTTGCCTGAGGAAGCCCGAGCGGAAATTGTGGAGGCAGATTATTCGGAGGCGACAGATAAAGAAGATTTGATTGAGAAAATCGAAGATTTAACTGCGAAACACGCCAAGGAAAAAGAAGCCTTGCAAGCCCAACTCAAACGCAAGTCGGACGATTATGAAGCGCAGGCGAAAGTGCTTGCCACCAAAAACGAGCGGATTAACCACTTAGATTTGGAACTGGCAAAGAAAACCAAAGCGATTGAAACCCAAACGCCTGAACAACGTGGTGGCGTGTTACGCGAAGAAGCCGCAGCGATTTCTTACAAAGCGGAAGCCGTGCTACGAGGGCAAGTATTCCAAGCCTTTGAAGCCTTAACCGCTCACACGGAAGCCACAGGCATTGACCACAAGCAGTTTATGAGTGGCGTACTTGCCGAGTATCAGTTGATTTTGTCGGAACTCAAAGAACGCTTTGGCTTAGATGATACACCAAGCGGCGAAGCCTTACCTGAATGGGCGAGAGAAGATTATCAACCTGACGGCAAGTTAGATGAAAGTGTAACGAGCATTTTGGACGAGATTGAGCGTGATGCTCACATTCAAGATGCGGAAGTGGTGGGTTAAGGAAATGCAATGGCAATACTACCGAGCGTTCTCGCCCAATATGCCGAGCGTGTGGAGAAAACAGGCTTTGGCGAGAAGGAAAAAATTATTGAAGAAGGCTGTGCATTCACCGGTTTAAGCCGAGCCACCTTTCTTCGGCAAATTAAGCCCTACCGCCCAGCGAGTGGTCGCAAAGTGCGGTCAGACAAGGGGAAACATCAAATGGATGCGAATGAGCTGAAATTGATTAGTGCCGCCTGGTTACACCTACGGCGCAAAAACGGCAAAACCATGGCAACGTTGGAGCGGATTTTAGACATATTGCGAGCCAATGACAAAGTGAAAGCGGAGTTTGTGGACGAGAAAACAGGCGAAGTCCGCCCTTATTCGGCAAGTTCGGTGGAGCGTGCATTACGCAATGCCAATTTGCACCCTGACCAGCTGTTACGCCCAGCCCCCGTGGTGCAGTTGCAAAGCCGACACCCGAACCACGTTTGGCAAATCGACCCGTCTTTGTGTGTGCTGTATTACCTGAAAGAAACCGGCAAAGGCAATGGGTTGTGCATAATGGAAGCGGTTTGCGGTTTATGAATGTGAGTGGCTTGGCGGAGTTAAACCAGCTTGCTCATCAGTGGATGCGATATTTCAACGGCAAAGCCATTCATAGCCGACGCGGTATGACACGTTACGGTGCGTGGCGAAAAATCCACGCCAATGACTTGTTATATCCGCCCAGCCGTGAGATTTGCCAAGAGCTGATGATTACCGCACTCGCAGAACGATTGGTGACCGATAAGTTGGAAATCAGCTTTGAAAATCGCCGATATGATGTGCGTGATGTACCTGATGTGAAAATTGGCGAGAAAATCACGGTGGGCAAAAATCCGTACCGCCCTGAATGGGTGCAAGTGCAGTGCTTTGAGCAGATTTTTGCTGATGATGGCACGATGAGTTTAAAACCTTACTGGGTAGTGCTGGAGCCGATTGAAGTGAATGAACTAGGCTTCCGTGTAGATGCTGCAATCATCGGCGAAGAATACAAGGCCCACCGCAAAACGGCGTTTGAAGCAAATAAGGAACAGGCGGAGCAACTGGCTTATGGCGTAGAAACCGAAGACGAGTTGAAGCGAGCCAAGAAAGCCAACGCACCGTTATTCAACGGCGAAATCAACCCTTACAAACACATTGAAGAAAGCAAGCTGACGTGGTTCTTACCGAACAAAGGACAAGAACACGAACTGACCACCAACGCACGCCGTGTTGAGCAAAAACCGATGTCAGCGGTGGAGTTTGCCAAAAACGGCAAAGCACGCTGGGGCGAGTTGTGGACGGGCGAATGCTATCAATGGATTACCGGCAAATATCCGCAAGGTGTACCGCAGGTGGAAGCTGAACGGTTGCTGGGCTTGGGCTTTGATGAGTTCAAGGCGGAGTTTATGGCGCCAGAGCCGACACGCTCACACTTGAAACTATTAGCGGCGTGATTGCCCCAAAATCTCCCCTAACCCCTCTTTACAAAAGAGGGGAAATTATTGAAGGAGCATTTTATGCTGAAACTAAAACAGGTGCTGATTGATAAGGGCGTGAGCTTAAGGCAGTTAGCACAGATGATGAATGTGTCGCCTGCGACCATTTCTCAGTTGATAAACCATAATCAACGGGTGCGGGAGTGGGCGACATTTGAGAAGAGTTTAATAGTGTCTTTGCAAAAGATTGGGATAAACCAACCGCTTGCAACGCTATTAGAAAAGGAAGCGACAGGGGAAAGTTTGGCGACCGAGCCTACCGCTTCCGCCCTTAAAACCAAACAAGACATTAAGGACGAGATTATGTTACTCGCAAAACAGGCTTTATTTCCAGCCACTAAGAAACATTTTTTATTACCGATTGACCCTTTTTCCGTCGATATTCGCTCGGCTGACGAAGTTTTCGCCACTAGCGACATTCGTTATGTGCGTGAGTCGCTCTATCAAACCGCTAAGCACGGTGGTTTTATGGCGGTGGTGGGCGAAAGTGGTGCAGGTAAATCCACGCTACGCCGTGATTTGATTGACCGCATTCGCACCGAAAACGCCCCGATTGCGGTGATTGAGCCTTACATCATCGCAATGGAAGACAACGACATCAAGGGCAAAACGTTAAAAGCGGCACACATTGCAGAAGCGATTATTTCTACCCTTGCCCCACTGCAAAGCGTGAAGCGTTCGCCCGAGGCACGTTTTCGCCAGTTGCACCAAGTGTTGAAAGAAAGCTGTAAATCGGGCTATTCGAACGTGCTAATCATCGAAGAAGCGCACTCGTTGCCAATTCCGACGCTTAAACACTTGAAACGCTTTTTTGAGTTGGAAGATGGCTTCAAAAAGCTGATTTCGATTGTGTTGATTGGTCAGCCTGAATTGAAGCTGAAACTTTCCGAACGTAACACGGAAGTGCGCGAAGTGGTGCAACGCTGTGAAGTAGTGGAACTCGCCCCACTTGATGCGGAATTGGAAAACTATGTGGCGTTCCGCTTGGCGAAGGTCGGCAAAAAACTCAGCGATATTTTTGAAGAAGATGCTTTCCTTGCGGTGCGACAACGGTTAACGGCGGTGGGCAGAAATAAAACTACCACTAGTTTGCTTTATCCGCTCGCAGTAAACAACTTGCTCACGGCAGCGATGAACTTGGCAGAAAGTTTAGGTGTGCCGAAAGTGAACGGCGATGTAGTGATGCAGGTTTAGGGGGCGATATGAGAAAAACAACCTTAATTTTAACCGCATTTTTGTTGGCTGGCTGTGATGACGGAATGATACAAAAGCAAACGTGGGCGTATGCCGAACTTTGTATCAGCGGTGTAGTTTACCTCCGCTCGCCCAACGGCAGCTTAACCCCAAAAATTAACGCAGATTTTTATCCTTATACTTGCCAAAAAGGAGTAACAAACAATGGCTAAAATTGAAATTATTAACCGAGATAATAAAGAAGAATTTCTCAAATGTTGTTTCGTATTTGCAACTAAAACAAGAAATAACCCTATGGTCATGGCAACGGCTCTTGAGCAAGGCATTCACCATTTTGAACTCAATAGAGCAAATGGAATGGTTGAAATCAAAGCAGCTTTAAATGCTAATGTTGAAGAAATTAAAATAAATTTTAGTAAGGAATTTTAAGATGGCTAAACGCGCAACAAGAGTAAAAAGCGAAGTACAAGAAATTGCCTTGCAAACCCAAGATGAAGTGGCGTTGGCGATTAAACAGATCGGCGATTTAGAACGTGAGCAGGTGCGATTAAGCACCCAGCAAGCGGACGAGAAAGCAGCGGTTGATGAAAAATACACGGCACAGTTGACCGCGCTGAAAGAACAAGTGAAGCCGTTGCAAAAGGCGGTGCAGGCGTTTTGTGAAACTCGTCGTTTAGAGCTCACTAACGGCGGTAAACTGAAGACGGCTTACTTTACCACCGGAGAAGTACAATGGCGTGCCAAACCGCCGAAGGTGGGGATTAGTTCGATGGCGAAAGTGATTGAAAATATCAAGAACTTGGGGCTGTTTCAGTTCTTACGCGTGAAAGAAGAAGTGAACAAAGAAGCCTTGCTTGCTGACCCGAATAACGCCAAGGCGATTGCAGGTGTGAGTATTCGGGAAAATGAAGAAGAATTTGTCATCAAACCGAATGATGAGGAGGTGCGCTAATGGGGCGAAGACCGAAAATCGACCGCGATGTTCTAGAAGAATCCTATCGCGAAGCAACAGAAACCGCAGCAGCAATGGAGCGTTCTGGCAATTATGCCCGAGCTAGTGAATTGTGGGGAGAAGCAGCAAAGCAAGCGGTAACACTCAAACAACGTGAGTGGTGCAACACGCGCAAAACCTACTGCAAAGCATGGCAAGGTAAACGGGAGAAAAGACAATGATTTCCACACTAGAAGCCTTAAAAATGCAACTTCGCCAAGCGATTATTCAGCTGGAACAGGCTGAAAAATCACTAGACAAAGGACAAACGGAATACGCAAAAGTATATGTCCATAATGCGAAAGGGATTCTGATGAAACTTGGTATTACTTTTTAAGATAAACCAAACCGCCTTCGGGCGGTTTTCTTGTATTAGGAGAACCGAAAATGAAAGTGAAATGTAGTGCGTGTGGAGCGTTGCATTCGTTGGATGCGTTGATTGCCAACAAAGCTGCTAGTGATGCGTTAAATGCGGCATTGTTAGTAAGTGGCGAGTTAGGCGAAGCCTTAATTCGTTATTTGGGGCTGTTTCGTCCTGCGAAAAGTTCGCTCACGTTCGACCGTGTGGCAACCTTGCTAGGCGAACTCACACCGATGATACAGGCTAAGACAATCAAACGTGATGGGCGTGAGTTTCCTGCACCGCCTGAGGCGTGGATTTATGCCATTAACCAAATGATGACGAACCGTGTCAATTTTACCCTGCCGATGAAGTCGCACGGTTATTTGTTGGAAATTATTGCAGGCTACAAGCCTATCGGCACAGCGGTGGCTGTGCAAAATCCTGAGCAAAATCGACCGCTTGCAAGTAATAAAATGAACGCAATTAAAGGAGCGTTGGAATGGGGCAAAACAATCAATGGCTAAAACCTATGCTAGCTCAAGGCGTGGCAATGTTATTGCTGTTACGCCTAAAAAATTCGCCAACGGAAGATGTGATACAGCCAACACTGGAGGCATGGTATCGGGTAATCACTTATAAAAAGTCGTGGGATATGGAGTTGGATAAGGTGCGGTTTGAGACGGCATTTATGACACTTGGGCAGACTTGTGATTGGTTCCCTACGCCAAAACAACTGCTAGAAGCCTTGCCACAGCGTGAATATCCTGAGCTTCCGCCACCACCGCCAAAAAGTGTAGAAGAAATGGCACTGGAAAAGGCACAAGCGGAAAGTAATTTACAAAGATTGAAAGCAATTTTAAGGGGTAAACGATGAGAAAACGATTATTGCAGCTGGTGCATATTGGGAAAAGTCAGTTGGGAATGGACGATGAGACGTATCGAAGTCTATTATCTCAGCAATTCTACCAAAATTCTGCGAAAAATATAAGCTATTCAGAGCTAGTGAAACTGGTCAAAATACTGCAACAAAAAGGTGCAAAAATTCGCTTACCGCATGATGTTTCACAGCTTTCTGCCGTTCAGCGGAAATTGTGGGCGGTTTGGAAGGCTACAGCCGATGAAAGTACGTCTGCAGCATTGAATGCGTTTGTTGCTCGATATTATGCGGACGTTGCAAACTGGCGTGAGCTGGATAGTGAGCAAACGGCATCTATTATTGAGCAGTTAAAACAGTGGAAAAAACGAGTAGGTAAATGATGAATGAAGCCAAATTTGACAATAATGACTTTCAAACCAAAGCCCCTGATTTATTGGCAGATTTGGCGAAATATACGGTAATGGCGGTGCGTGAATGTTACCCTGAAATAGACGCGGAAACCGCAGAAAATATTGGTATGATTGTGGCGTTGAAAACAGGTTATAACTGGGGCGGTTTGAATGTGTATGTGCCGAAATCAATGTCGCTTTTCGCCTGTGAACGTGAAAAGCAAATTTTCAACGAGTTCACGGGCAATAATCACGCCTACCTTGCTAAGAAGTATGGTTTATCTTTGCAATGGATCTACAAAATTGTGAAGCGTGTGCAGAAGGAAGAAATTGCCAAACGGCAGTTTGATATGTTCGCCCAATCCTAA